TAATAGTGGTTTAAAGCATTTTTCGATTGTTTTTATATCAAACAGTCCCTTTTTCGTATACGCGTCGAATATATTTTGGGCTTTAATGGCAAAAACATCCTGCCACGGGCGCTTAATAATATAATCATTAATGGTTACCCAGTCAAATTTTAGGGCTATTAACACACCTACAATGGCGCCGGCAGATGTTCCATAAATGGTTTCTATATTATGTATATTGATAAACTCTGCGGTTTCCAGGTGCTGTATAGCTCCCAAGGTTTGAATCATAGATGGTCCTCCGCCAGAAATAACTAAGTGTTTTATTGTCATGTATACTATGTATTATGACAATAAATTAGATTTAATAACTTTTTTTCTGTTATTTGTAAAATGGCAAATATATTTACTCTTGAAAATGTTCAAGATTTTTCCGATAAACTAAATATTGACGACTTGTATGAGAAAAAACGTCAACATGATGTGCATCAGTTAGATTTATTTAACAAAATATTGAATCGCATACATGTACGTATTAAAACAACATCCAAGCAAAAAACGGATGAACAATTTTGCTGGTTTTTAGTGCCAGAAATGATAATTGGAGTGCCGAAATATGACCAAGCTGCGTGTATAGCATATGTAATTGATAAATTAAAAACAAATGGATTTAATGTGAGATATATACATCCAAATACATTATTTATTTCATGGGGACATTGGGTGCCGACATATGTTAGAACTGAATTAAAAAAACAAACCGGTATAGTGGTGAATGAGCTTGGTGCTAGAGTATATGAGCCAAATGAAGAAACGAATAGAACAAAATTTATGAATAATTATGATTTGCCGAATGAAGTGATACAAACCCCAGATAAAATAATGAAACTCAATACTAAAGAATACACACCGATAAAGTCATATAAACCTGCTGGAAATCTTATATATAATGATTCCATGTTAAACAGAATTGAAGAGAAAATTAATTGAAATATAATAATAAATATATAATTAATATATAATAAACTGGCATGATATTAAATAATAATAATAAAACCCGTAAAACTAGCAAAACCCGTAAAAATAAAATAAATACGTTATGTGATTATGAATCATATAAGCCGTTTGAAGAAAAACTCGAAGAGGTTTTTAAAAGCAAGAATGTCAATTTTGATTCCAGTAACTATAATTTAGAAAAAACGATTATACAAGATTTAAAAAAAGCAACAAATCCGTCAAATGTCACGCCACAAAATGATTATTACTCTTATATTAACGACCGATGGATTGAATCATATAAAACGGGTGATAATCTTGGATATATAGTACAAATAGATGATTTTCGTTTAGTTCAGGACAAAGTGTATAGGGAATTGTCCGCCATTGTAACAGATTACATATCTAATGAGAATACAAAACAAACCAAATTAGGCAAATGCATGCGAAAATTTTACAATTCACAGATTACATGGAATACTAATAAGCAATCATTTGATGACGCGCAAAAATATGTAGATGAACTTGACTTTTTAAGAAAAGATAAATCAAATTTGTGGAAATTACTAGGAAACATCAACAAAAATGAGATGATTTCATTTGGAAGTCCTATATTATGGTCATTAAATCCTGATGATAAAAATCCAAAAATATACAAGTCTTATATAGGACCCGGACAATTAACACTTGTAGACACCAATTTATACTACCCGGCAAACAAAGGGGACGATATGAAGTATAGAAACACATATCTGTCGAATTATTTTAAATATTTACATGAGTTGTTTGATCACACATTTGGAAAAAATCACACATACGATGTGAAAGATGTATATGCATGTGAGGTCCAAATGTCGCGTGCGTTTGATTACGATAAATTCCCTGAAGACTCAAATGGATATAATTTAGTGAGTTTAGCGGAAGCTTACAAGAAATATAAATTTAACTGGGAAGAGTATGCGAAAGAAATCGGCTTTAAAAAAGTGCCAAGTAATTTTGTGGCAACAAGCGTAAATTATTTGGCAAACATATCAGATATTCTAACAAATGAATGGAATAATTCTCAATGGAGGACATACTTTGTCTACATGTATATAAGACAGCAACAGCGTACGAATGAAGAAGGTAAACAAATATCCTTTAATTTTTTGGGTAAATTTGTGATGGGTCAAGAAGGTATAATTGACATAAATTTACTTGCAATATTTGGTATGGGAATTGCATTTAGTAGTTTTTTAAACAATGAATATATACGTAAATATAATGACCCGAAAACAGTCAATTATGCAAAATCGCTTGCAGAAGACTTGAAAATAGTATTTTTAAGAATATTAAGACGTAATAAGTGGTTACAACCTAGTACAAAAAAATATGCGTTAGAAAAGTTACATAATTTTCATTTTAATATTGGTTCAAACATATTATCTCAACAAGACCCTTTATTAGATTATGATGAGAATAACAAATGGGCAAATCTTGTAAAAATTTCGAAATGGAGACATAACCAAGCAGTGCTGCTTGAAGGGAAACCAGTGCAAGAAATGGCGGCGATTGACTGGTCTCAATTTCCGCCAAAGTTTATAGGAAAACAATCGTACATAGTAAACGCAATGTACACACCTACCGAAAATAGTATTACTATTCCTTTGGCATATTTACAAAAACCATTCATTGATTTAGAAGAAAGAGGTATCGAGTATAATTTAACGCGTATAGGATTTACTATTGGGCATGAGATGTCACACGCGCTAGATGATTGGGGTAGTCAATATGACGCTACTGGAAAATTACATAATTGGTGGACAGCAAAAGATGTAAAAGCATTTAAAAAAATTCAAACGGATGTAGTAAAACAGTATGAAGCGTTTGCGGCTTATGATGGTATAATATTTGATGCATGGCCGTCCATTGGCGAAGATTTAGCGGATATTTCAGGTTTAACAATATGTAGGGAATATTTAAGAGATTTTCAATTAAAAAATGAAGATGCTTTACCAATCGTAAAGTTATCATTTGAAGCGTTTTTCGTATATTTTGCTATTCAGCAAAGACAGAAAATAAGCAAAAAGGCAATACTAGCTCAATTAAAAACAAATCCGCATCCCTTAGATAAATATAGATGTAACGTTCCATTATCGCGATTGCCAACATTTAGGGTAATTTACGATATTAAAAAGGGGGATAAAATGTGGTGGCATTCAACAAATCGAGTTTGGGAATAATTCATTTAAATAATAAAAAATAAATAACAAATATTTAGAAATAATAATTTTTTTTTATTTTATATATATATAATGCCTGCCAGAACTCGCACACGAAGTCGTTCTCAATCACGTAGTAGACAACAACAAGGTGGAAAACGTAGATCCCGAAAAATGTCCATGGTGTCTCGCGGACGTAGCCGATCTCGCGGAAGATCCAGGACCCGAACCAGGACCCGAACCAGGACTCAGACCCAACAGTAAATATGCTCGAATAACAAGTTAAATATGCTCGAATAACAAATTAATATTATTATATTATCGCATTATAATATAATATAACAATGGCAACAAAACGTTATAATAAACGGACTAAGCGCGGGCGAACGAAAAAAAGACGAAATAATGGGAAAAAATGGGTCACTGCGGTTAGCGCGGCTGACACCGTATTAAGAAAAACCGGCTCAGTTGACAAAGCACGGACAACTCTTAGAACCCAGGCACTAAGAAACGCGCGAAGATTATTTGGTTCTGTTGGTGAAATGCTATAAACAATGTTATATTGCTATATTTTGATAAATGTACGTTTATCAACATATTTAGATGTATTTATAAAGATACTCTTGAATTTTTACCTTTTCTGCAAAATCGTCTTTTAGTTCCATTTGCCTGTTTGCAGCCAGCAGTGCGCCTACACGTGGCTCTGCCTAATTTGCGACATTTAGATTTTTTAACGCGTGACCTATACGTTTTCATGCGCGCGCTTTTGCTTCTAGTAGTCATAGCCATTTATATATAATTATTTATATTATTTTTTATAATATCTTTTTTTACAAGATTTATTTCTAGACTTGGTTCTAGATTTGCTTATAGATTTACGCCGCCGGGTTCTACCAGCTTTTTGTATTAAACCATATGGATTACGTACTCCTATTATATCATTAATTAGATTTTGAAATTTCATTATATATATATTCTAAATATTATTAACGCGCAAAGGTGTTTTATTAGATACTTTATGTTTAATTTCGGTAATTAATTGATTTTTTTGAGCATTCAAAGCTTTAATTTGTTTGTCGGTTGTGTCTAATATCTGTGATTCTACTATGGCTTCATATAATTTTACACCATTTACATAATCCATTTCACAAGTTACATATAAATCTATAATTAATTTACGCGTGTTTTCTACAAGTTTAGTAAGACCATCATCTGTTAACCGTGGATTTATTCTTATTTTTTTTTCATTAGTATATGGATCAAGCACAAATATAAATATGTCATTTATAACTGACAATAGTTTTTGCTGGTTGCTAGACGCAGTATTCATCATGTTTTTTAAATTTTCGCCATATTTAATAAACAAATCATCTTTTTTTGAAATAGAAACATTTTTTAAAGCAGAATTGTTACAAAAACCAAGATTTTTATAATTTCTTAATTTAATATCACTAAATTTTTTTATTTCTGGTGGCATTACGTCTTTACCTGTAAATGCAGTGAAAAACTTATGAACATCTTTATTGTATTGTTCTTGCATGGTTTCAGTCATTCCAGTAAATTCGCCGGTAGAATAATCATATTTATCAAAATATAATTTTAATAATTCAGGAATTCCAGGTTCTTCTATTAATGATTTTGGATTACCAGTTGAATCTAAATTCATATCACAAATTTTAGGACTGAGGGTTATATTATTCGTATTATTCGTATTATTCGCTTCATTTACGGGTTCTTTAATACGGTCTAGTGCTCGTAAACGATTGTCGCATATATTCAATTTGCTAATTTTTCTGGGTGTATTTGGGGGTATTTTATTTTTCTCTAATAGCGATACATTTTCAGTAGCCCCATTAGATTTATAGCTATAAGTGGGATTAATCGTCATTAATATTGCTGAAAACACGTGTGCTATTTTAATATAAAATTTTGCGATACCTATACACTTTCGTTTTTTATCTATGCTTTTGTTGACACCCTTGGATGCGTCTAAATCCTTCAACTGGTCTTCATTTACAAATATCTCATGTTGTTTGGACATTTCATTTACTTCAACTCCTTGTTTTACCCTTTGCCCGAGATAAGTTATATCTCTTTCTGAAAAATGGTCTTTAATAATATCCGATGTAATAATTACTAATTTGTCACAATACTCTTTTTGTGCCAATTTTTTAAGACTCTCAAAATCCATGGTTAAAATATAATGACTTGCTATATAGTCTATTATTTCATAAAAATTTCCGGTTTTATTTAGTGGATTAGGTGTATTTGTTGAATTTGCGTTTCCCATATATTATATCTTATCATTATTATTATAAAATAAAATTGAACATTTAATTTATCTTAGATATTAAGGAAAACGTATGACGACTATAAAAAGTATGACGACGACTATAAAAAGTAAAAAGAATAAAAATAATCATATAAACAAAACCGAATTATGGAACATATTTGATACAGAAATAGTAGACGATAAAGTAAAGCCATCGCCACTCGAATGTTTATATAGGGCATCGGGTAATCGCGAATGTTGTGAACAATGTGAAAGCATGTTGGCATTTTCAGATGAGGGTTTTTTGACATGTACAAACAATAAATGTGGTATTATTTATAAAGATTTAGTAGACCAGGGTGCCGAGTGGAGATATTATGGCGCCGATGATAATCAGCATAGTGACCCTACCAGATGTGGTATGCCTATCAATCCGTTATTGAAAGAATCTTCTTTTGGGTGTAAAGTTCTTATTAATGGACCCATGAGTTATGAGATGAGAAAGATACGTAGATATACCGAATGGCAGTCTATGCCGTATAAGGAAAAATCCCAATACGACGATTTTCAAATTATTACCATTATGGCGCAAAACGCAGGTATTCCCAAAATGATAATCGATGACGCAATTAGGTATCATAAAAAGATTTCGGAATATGAAACATCATTCCGTGGTGATAATAGGGATGGTATTTTAGCAGCATCTATCTATATATCGTGCAGAATAAACAATTTTCCAAGAACTGCAAAGGAAATAGCGAATGTATTTAAACTAGACGTTACAAGCTCAACAAAAGGGTGTAAGAACGCACTCGCTATTATAAATAATCTAGAAAAAGATTTCGTGAATAGTGACAAAACTGATTTTGGTAGAACAAAACCAGAGGCATTTATACAGCGATTCTGCAGTAAATTGAATATAAACACTGAACTTACTCAATTGGCATTATTCATTTCTATGAAAATCGAAAAAGCGAATTTAATGCCAGAAAACACACCACATTCTATTGCGGCAGGCGTGGTCTACTTTATTTCGCAATTTTGTAATTTGAATATTAATAAAAAAGACATTAAAAATGTAAGTGAAATTAGTGAAGTGACGATTAATAAGTGCTATAAAAAAATAGAAAAAGTCCAAGAAAGTCTTCTTCCTCTTGTAATTATTAAGAAATACGCGCGCGCAGACAAATAAGTTAAAGTTATACAATTTATAAAACAATATAAGTTATATAAAATATGACGGATGAAAAGAAAATTCACGAAAAGAAGTTTCCTAAACGGGTTTTCATAGTTCCTTATAGAAATCGTGTTCAGCATAAATTTTTTTTTAGTAAGTACATGAGTTTTATATTAGAAGACTGTGACGATTACGAAATATATTTCTCTCACCAATGTGACGCAAGAACTTTTAATAGAGGAGCCACAAAAAACATTGGATTTTTAGCAATAAAGGAAAAATATCCTGAAAATTATAAAGATATAACATTTATATTTAATGATGTGGATACAATTCCGTTCAATAAAATATTTGATTATCAGACCACAGATGGGGTCGTGAAACATTATTATGGATATAAGTATGCGCTAGGAGGAATAGTAGTTATGAAGGGGCATGATTTTGAAAGGATAAATGGATTTCCGTGTTATTGGGGTTGGGGAATGGAAGATAATGTGTTACAAAAGCGCTGCTCAAATGCCGGGCTAAAAATAGACCGTAGCGTCTTTTATAATATTGGAAGTCCTGAAATTTTACAATTGTTTGATGGCATATCGCGTATTATTAGTAAAAAGGACCCATGGCGAATGGATAAAGATAACGGAGTGGATGGTGTAAGAACGATTCATAAATTAGAATATAAGGTTGATTTATCGTCAGCAAATCCAAATGACAATATTTTTACTGTGCACAATCCACGAATATATTTTATTAACATTTCGACTTTTTTGACCTTTGTGCGTTTTGAAGGTGACCAATATTACAATTATGACTTGCGCGAGCCTAAACGAAAAATTATGAATCCGGATAAAATGCGTGAAACTCGCCAAACCGTGGTGACTACGGATAATTGGTCGACAATTCCATATTACCCTACTACACTGGAGAGAAAAGAGGCTCTTGTTAAGCAACTAATTGCAACGGGTAAACCTGTTCCTAACGGATTATTGCATGAAATAGATCAATTAAAACAAAATGAAATAAATACTGATGTATTTAACAAAAATCAATCAAATGAAAACCATGTCGTAAGACAATCCCCAATGTCAAGACCGCCGACGCATCCACCGCAATATCCGCCACCTCCACCGAGCCAATATGATTATATAGCTCAACGTCCAAGAGCACAAGCAAGCGCTCGTATTCGCTTAGGCGGAGTATTTTAGTATTTTAATATTTTATTATATTTGTATATTTATATATAAATACAATGAGCGAAGACGCCCAAAATCCTAATGCGGAGGCTGATGCGGCATTATACGATGATTTTCCGGAACTTAATCCCGACAACAATGTGCATACAGATAACGAAAATGATACCAATACCGAACCTGAAACTGACGGCGATTATGAAGGTGAAACTGACGAAGAAGATGTATCTGATGTCGACGACGAAACTGATGACGAGGGCGATACTGATACGGAAGATATATCAGATGATGATGATGGTACAACAGGTGGTGGGAAGAAACCCAAATCAACAAAAAAACGTAAAACGAAGGTAACCAAGAAACGTAAAACGAAGACAACAAAAAAACGTAAAACGAAGGTAACCAAGAAACGTAAAACGAAGACAACAAAAAAACGTAAAACGAAGGCAACAAAAAAACGTAAAACGAAGGCAACTAGACGACGTAAAACGACGAAAAGACGCAGTTAAACATTTTTACGCCATACATACACCATTTCACTATATTTGTTTTGACGTTGGCTCTTTTTATAAGGATACATTTCATGCGCGTTACCAAACAATTCAATCAATACCCGTTGATATACTTCGCTACATACATTAATGATGAAATGACCGCCAGGCTGTAACCCCGCATATACTTTTGTAAAAATGGGTTTGTAAAAGTGTTCATTCATTTCCCGCTTATTCACATATTCCGCGTTATTTTCGTATTTTTGTATAAAATAATATGGCGGTGATGTGAACACCAAGTCATAATATAATTTCGAATAATCTACTGTTAACGCATCTTCAAAAATCATGTTTATCTTACAGGACGATTTTGTATTCAAGTAATCTATTAAATTCTTATAGGGTTCCCGCAAGCTTGTATTTATTTCAATACCAATATAATGTGGTATATTCAATGCTGAACAAGCGACTGCAGCCCCACCCCATCCTGCGCAAAAGTCCAATACAGCGGTTGGTTTATATTTGGTATATATTTCCATATACACAATTGGTCTAATGATATTTATGGCACTAATACAAATATTGTAAACTTCTTTCAATACAACATATTCATTTTTAGTATTATTTTTATTTTTTACATTAGAATAATATGTAAGCATTGTTTGGATAAATTTTTTCTGTTTAAATTCCTCCAAATTCTCGATAAACTCATAGAAGCTTACATTGTATTTACCTTTGGTTTCTAATCGTTGCTGAAATGTAAAATAATCAACGACATTATTTCCAGTACGAGCTCTGGGTGATTCCATGTGCGCGTCATTTCCGATTTTGATTAATTCAGTCATTTCTCTCTCCACTTGTTCCATGGAAATATTTTTTATCTGTTTCGCAATGTTATTTTTATCTAAAACAAGCATTTATTAAAATCAAAAGAGATATTATTCTTTATTAAAGAATGCAAAAATATTTTGTAAAATGGTAAATTGTTTAGTAATTTTATACATAATATATAATATATATATATATATATAACAATAATGCCAACAGTTCAATTACCACTTAATAATAGTGTCGCAACATTTGCGAGTAGTTATTTTGCCTTTGTAAATGTATATGAGTTAGATAAAGTTACATATGTGTACGGACAAGCCTATGATTTATTAAACCCAGTAACTGGCGCTGGTATAAAAGGAATATTAAATAGCCCAAGCACAATTCAATTTTCACCATTTATAATTGATGATTCATCAACTTTCTGGTTTAATCAAGTTGGAGGTCAATATGTTCCTCAAAAATGGGTACAAACTAGTTTATATCAAGCTATATCTGTCGGTGTAGTAAACTCATTTATATTTCAAGGTAATTTTAATAATAATACACTACATACATCTTATGGAACAAATTATTCAGTTAAAGCATTTATATTAGCATTTAATAGTTCGTATAGTATATTAGCTAGTTCTTATTCACCAATCGACATAAATGGTAATTTTAAGATAAGTCTAGATACTACAAGTATTCCCAATGTGGCTCATATACAATGGGGATTTGTAATGTCGGGGTATCCAGTCTATGTTACGGAAGCAAATAATCAGGGTTCCATAAATATTGATACCATCATACCTTGTTTCAAATCGGATACCAAAATTCTAACCATCAACGGTTACATTCCAATACAAAATTTGAGAAAAGGTGATTTAATCAAAACGTGCAAACACGATTATGTACCAATTCACATGATTGGTCATGGTGAAATTATAAATCCTATATGTGACGAAAGAACCAAAGATAAGTTATATGTATGTAGTCAACAAGAATATCCCGAAATTTTTGAAGATTTAGTTATTACAGGAAGTCATTCTATATTAGTAGATGATTTCAAAAATACAGAAGAAAGAGCAAACACACTAGAAGTATTAGGAGACATTTATGTTACTGACAACAAATACAGACTGCCCGCATGTGTAGATAATAGAGCAACCCCTTATGAAAAGTTGGGTTCATTTACAATCTATCACTTTGCATTAGAAAATGATAATTATTTTATGAATTATGGAATTTACGCAAATGGATTATTAGTAGAAACATGTTCAAAACGATTTTTGCAAGAACTATCTAATATGACTTTTATTTAGAAACAGGTGAAAAAGAAGATAATATTATTTATTAAAGAATGCAAAATATTATTTAAAAGTAGCATAGTTATTAAAATAATCATATGAACCATATTGAACACGCATTTTATATCAATTTGGATTCGAGACCTGATAGAAAACAATATATGGAAGACCATTTAAAAACAGTAGGTATTCATGCGGAAAGATTCAAGGCAATTAAGTTAACAAACGGTGCGTTAGGTTGCAGTATGAGTCATTTAAAACTATTGGAACTTGCAAAAAGTAATAACTGGGATAGCATATTAATCATGGAAGACGATATTAAGTTTTTGAATCCACGCATATTTACTCAACAATTGAACCATTTTTTGGATGCTCATAAAGAGTTTGATGTTTTGTTAATTGCCGGAAATAACGTACCACCTTTCACAAAAATAGACGACACGTGTGTAAAAGTGACACGATGTCAAACCACCACTGGGTATTTGGTAAGAAATCATTATTTTGATACACTAATTCAAAATGTTAGAGACGGTATTAAAAATCTTATGAAAACTCCTAAAAAACATGATTTATTTGCTATCGATAAGTATTGGTTTAGACTACAAGAGAGAGACAGATGGTATTTAATTATTCCATTAACGGTAACGCAGCGCGAAGATTACAGTGACATAGAAAAGCGAATGACAAATTATTCAAGAGCAATGTTAGATTTAGATAAAGAAGCATTTTTAAGGGAGCAAAAAATGGCATTTTTGAAAGCACAATCTTCACCAGTCATGAAATTACTTTAGACCGACAGATTGTTGTCGTGTAGCCATTGTGGAAAATTAGATAATTCTATATCTGTAAAAAAATCATTTGTTTTGATATTCATTATATTATTTTTATAAATGTCTGATAAATAATAACCTATTGCGTAATCTTCCAAACATTCCTTTTCTATTTTCGCTCTTTTAAAAAGCAAATCTTGAACTGCTGTGTTTGAGAGAAAATAAAATCTACCACTACAATAAGCGGTTTGTAATATTGGTATATATTGAGGTAACTCTGGATGAATTTTATGATATTGGGATAAATATGGGCGTGTCACATTAACTACATATCCACCATAGTGTGCGCCCTTATTTTCTATTAATTTTGGCAGAATACCGAAAAAGGACGGTTTAACTAATATTTGGTCGTCGTCGGTTTTGAATATATGTTTATAATTGAATGTCTTATGAACTGCGTTATATGCGGCGATTACTTTTTTAGGTAATGATACGTAATCATCCGCAACTTTTACCCATAGTATTCGTGTATCATCATCAAATCGAAAATCCGTTTCCATCAGTTCATTACCAATTACGTGATAATATATTAGGTATGAAGGTGTTATGGAGAGCCACGTGTTCTTTTGATATAATGCTTTGTTTGCGTATTTTTTACAATTCATGATTAGCATTATATAATCTTGCTCAATCATAACACTAATTATATGTATATTAACTTAAAGTTTAAGTCAATATTTTATTATAACATAAAATAATATTAGATGACTATTGTTACATTTTCAAGCTGTTTTTATATTATTAAATCCAAATTTAAGCCGGAGGTTTATGTCGAATGGATGAATAACTTTATTTCTATTGTTGACAATTTTAATTTAGTGATTTATACAGATGAAAATAGTGTGAAATATATTGATATGAGAGAAAATCCAAAAATCAAAGTGATTATAAAACCTATGGAGCAATTTTATAATTATCGATATAAAGACGACTGGATTAAAAATCACCAAATAAATCATTCATTAAATGAAAATACGGAATGGAAACTGAATATGTTATGGTCGGAAAAAGTATGGTTTGTGAATGAAACTATGAATAATAAATATTTTGATACGGAATATTACGGGTGGTGTGACATAGGATATTTTCGTAACCGTCAAAATGATTTGTCTACAAAATATCTTTTAAATTGGCCTAATAACGCTAAAATACTTAAAATGGGTAGAAATAAAATACATTATGCTTGTATTAACAATTTTGACGGGTTTATGTTGTCCATTGAACAACTTATTAATAACAAAAATGCGCTCGGGTTACCGTCTATACCAATTCGTCCTAAGCAACAATCCGTCGCAGGTGGGTTTTTTATACTCCATAAATCTAAAGCCAACTGGTGGGCAAACGTATATGGTTCAAAATTAGAGTTATATTTGAAAAACAATTATTTAGTAAAAGATGACCAGATAATTATTATTGATTGTATTTTTTCGAATAAGGAACATTTTATGTTATATAGAGAGAAACACCAAGTGTTTGATAATTGGTTCATGTTTCAGCGTGTGTTGTTTTGATTTATATTGCATTAATTTCGACCCAATTAGGTGGGAACATGTCCGACGTGTTGTGCGTCGTGTCTTCTCCAAACCATAATTTTGGGTAACATACCATTTTAGATTCACATTCATTAAAATACGCTCCCCACCAACTAAACGTACTATTTGCTATTATATTATGACGACATAAAGACATTATCAACATTTGTTCCCAATCTTGTAGTTTGTCATCACATCTTACAAAGGTAAACCGAGTGAACATTATTTCCAAGTCGTGTATTATGTCCTGTACTTCTTCAACGTCAGCATCTTCACAAAAATACAAGACTTGAAGTGATTTATTATGGGGAGATGCTTTATTATCTACATTTCTCTCGATATATGTTAATGCGTTTTTATAATATTCATAATTCATGATAGGATGAATATGTTGTAGTGTTTTATAATCACCCATGCGAAAATGTAGACTGATTGAATTTAATAAAATCTCCGCTGTATAATCTGTTCTTGCCAATACTTCTAATTTCTTGTTATGCAACATGATTATTTTACAAATCAGTTTGTAATTTTTTTCAAAATATTTATAACTTTGAAAATATCCACTTAACATAATATTTTTGCTACGTATTTCATTCAAATCTATATCATTATATTCAAACGTGGCTTCTTTTATGCGTGTCATGGCAGGAAACATATCAGTTGTTTTACTTTTAAGTTCCGACAAAAAACTATCCCAATAGGTATGTCTTGTTCCTCCAAACAACATTACGGTATTTGTAAATTTGTAATTGTTTTCAGTTTGTATTGCGTATGAAATTGTAGCAAATATTTGAAACAACTGATTCCCCAAGCCGCCCATTAAACCGCATGTAATCATTTAGATATTATATACAATGTATATAATATTACATTTAAATTAAAATTAATTTTATTTAAAAATCATCAGTGAATTCAAATGCTTCATGCGAATTTGTTTTATTCGCAAGAGCGTAAGCATCATTCCTGGCTTCAAAAAAGTTCTTTTTACTTTCCAAGCTAATAAGTTCCATCCAGGGGAAAGGATTTGCTTCATCGTATATTTTGTCATATCCTAACTGTACGCATAATCTATCAGCCACAAACCTAATATATTGTGACATCATATCGGAATTCATACCAATTAATCGGCATGGTAGAGCGTCACAAATGAATTCAATTTCAATATCTACGGCATCTTTAATAATTTCATGAATGCGTGTTTTCTTTAATTTATGTTGAAGTTTGCTATATAATAATATCGCGAATTCGCAATGTAGTGCTTCATCGCGCGAAATCAACTCATTTGAAAACGTTAGCCCGGGCATTAATCCGCGTTTTTTCAGCCAATAAATACTACAAAATGCTCCACTGAAAAAAATACCTTCTACACAAGCAAACGCAATAAGCCTCGTTGCGAATCCGCTTCGGTTATCATGTATCCATTTTTGAGACCAATCGGATTTTTTTTTAATACATGGGAAATTTTCAATTGCATGAAATAGTCGAAACTTTTCGTCTGTGTTTTTAATATAGGTATCAATAAGAATACTATATGTTTCGCTTTGTCAAGTAAGAATTCC